GAGTTTTCCCACATTCCGTGGGTTTTCATAATGATCCATAACCTGTTCGCTGTATGCCACTTAGTCCTCTCCTTCTCGAAGGTTTAACTCTTTCAAGTATTCGCCTCCCTCTACGGTGGTTTCGTGTGCTCTTTCCCACCTTTTAATATTTTCTCGTATTCCATAGCACATTACAGAGTTAACATTACGAAAAGCAAAATCATCCAACTCTTTCATTTCCTCTCTACTGAGCTGTGCTAACTTTTTATCGTAGTTCAGCTCAATAAATTCAAGGCACACCATAACAAGCTTATCTTGTATATGTCTTTCCTTGGCTCTAAATAGCGGTGTATGAATCACTTACCAATATCCTTAATGTTATCTTTGCCAATTACCATGTAACCACCTTTATTATAGGCGATTGCTACAGTATAATTCTTACTTTCCTCCCGCTTGTACGAAACATCCGCTGGTGGCTTATACTTCGTCATAGGAGCAGAAGGATAGTATTTATCCTCTCGACCTACTAACAAAGGCTTGGAAGCGGGGCGAAACACTGGTTCGGTCTTCCGAGTCCTTTTCACACTACGCTTCCTACCTGAGTAAGAATAATCAATACTTCCTGAAATTATCATAGTTTTCCCTCTTTTGAAATATAATTATACTGGCAAAGAGGATTCTTGTCAAGAATTATTTTCCTGATGTAGTGCTTTTAATACTTCTGCCCACTGTTCCTCTGTAACACCTGCGTGATGGCCCGGAGCTGTTACCTTTTTCCATACTGGAAGTTCGCCCGACGGGGCTGTATTCACATAGCCGTCAGACGTTATCTTGAGTTCTTCTCCTTCTCGCCCACGTTCTTCGTTACCGTCTGCATTCAGTTCGGTTAACGCCTGCTGAAGTAGTCTATAGTTCGGATTCGACATGTGCAATCACCAGATCAAAAGCTTCTTGTAAGTCGTAAAGCTCTTCTTCTGCGGAAGGGTCAGTACCCTCAGCGCAAACTGCTTCTAGTTTTATAGCGACCATTGTTCGACGTTCAAACAACTCATCTGTAAATTCATCATTTACAGACATTTCACAAGCCTTGAAAAACTTACGCAGTTTATGTCGTACATCAGCGTCATTCTTACTATCAAAGTCAAAAGAGATAGACTCATCGTTATGGTCTCGATCTCTCATACTAAAATTAAAATTTCTCATAGCGCTACTCCTCGTTTTGCTAGTTCGTTTCGTGCCTTCGCACGGGTTTTCCTTTCACCCCGACGTAAATCAGAGTCAGATTTTGTGCACAGTTCTACAAGCTCTGAAGTTTTCACTCCCGCAATTGGGAATACTTTCTTCGTCTTTACTTTCGTAGCTCGATCCACAACAATTTCATTAGGCTTGAATTTTACTGACATTTTATATTTTTCCTTTGTTTCTTTTAAGATGTGCATATTATACGGGCTAAAGCTTCTTGTGTCAAATACTATTTACTTCTTTGAAACGTAGAATTTTCCAAGTTGATCTTCACCATCATAATCAAAAAACTCTATTGAAAAATAATTCTGAATTTTTTTATGCCACCATTCTACAGGTTTGATAATTAAATGAGCATTTCTTCCGTCGGGTAACTTTTTTATCGCAGGTCTACAGGAAATACAAAAATATCCTTTATCTAAAGTTACTCTTACCAAATCTTCTAGTACATTTTGTAGGTACAGAGGCTCTATATGTTCCAGAACATCTAAACATATAACAAACTCTTTAGGGATATTATTATTTTCTTTAGACAGAATCCCAGGGTCGTACTCAGTAATTTCAAAGGAAATGCTATCATCTCTTTCTAATAATTTTCTTTGGAAAGATCCTTTTCCAGAACCATAATCTAGTATTTCTTTTACTGGTGTGTCTTTTAATAAAGACAAAACCTCATCAATTCTAGCATAAGGGCAGGAGCCCCAACCTTGATCAGTATTGTGTAAGGTTTTAAGTTGTTGTTCATACTCTGGAGAGTAAAGAGTTATAGAAGTATCTTGTACTTCTCTTTCTACAGAAGGTGCTATTGCAACTAACTTATCAGGAACTTTTTCAGTATTTCCCTTATAATTTATCTCTAGATCGATTAAGAGTTCGGCATAGTGAATAACTTTTCGCAAGTCATCAATACCACCCTTATCACGCCAGCGAGTAATATACTTTACTATACAACCTTCAGAGAAAGTAAGTCCATTTCTCTCCGCAAACTCCGTAGGTTGAATAGCATACTTCTTATAGTGGTCTCCACCAATCTGCCTGTCCCACGCGCTCATACATTCCACTCCTTTTGTTCTTCAATAGCCATTTGACACATTTGTATGTAGTCTTTATCCGCTTCATCTAATATAGACCAAAACCTACTTACTTCGAGAGTAAGATCGTAGGCCGCTTCTTCATTCTCCAGGTGTTGATTGCTTTCCATCATCTCCTGGAGCTTGTCCATTCTGTGATTGATTTTCTGTTTCAGTCTCATAAGTAGTGGCCTTTTTATAGTATAGAATAATTTCTTTTGTTTCTTTAAAGTATCTGCGCAACTCTTGTAAATTTTCGGACATCTTCTCGTACCCGTCTGGCGTCAGAGCAAATACTACAAACTGTCCATCAAGCATCTTTTCAATCTCTGCTCGTTTCTCCTGATAGTTTTCTTCAGTTATTATCCAGAAGTTAACATCGAGCATGTCTATTTCACGAGGCAGAGGCGGCTGATAAATACGAATAGGAACTGTCTCTATTTTAGTAATTACAACAGGCTCCGGCATTACATATGGTGGTGGCATGTCTTTACCACCAAACCAAGAACATCCACTAACAAGTAGTAATGATGCTATACTAATCGTCCGCATTTTCAACCTCCTTTGACTCTTCCTCTATTGTTCTAAAGATACCTGCGGTGGCTTTATTTACTCTTTTTTCAATTAAGCCAGGCTTTGCTCTTGCGAGGCGAGTAAGATTGTGGTCTTTAAATACTTTCATAAACCTAGACTTCTCCGCTTGTAAAGAGGCTGTTACAGCAGTGAGTTCAGTTACCTGAGCCTGCTGTTCCTCTCTTCGAGCCTCTAGTTCCGCGACCTTCGTCGCATTGTTTTCGGCCGCTGCCTGTAATACATTGTTGTTCTCTTTTAGAGTACGATTATTAGCTTCTAACTGAATGACCGCATTCTCTAACTTTGCAACAGTGACTTGGTGATACGCGTATGCACCACCAGCAGCTCCGACTACACCTAGAACAAGTATGAGTTTAAGATACATTTTCTAGTCGTACCATGAGGCGTTCCGCACGATTCGTCACTTGCTTATGCCAGCGAGAGTCTCGTCCTTCGACAGCAGCCTTCGGCCAATCGCCTTCCTCTAGTGCAGCGCAGAAGTTCTTAAACTTTGACAAACGAGGACGCCCCATATTGAACATCATGTTTACCACAATTTCTTGAACTTCTCCAGGAAAGTCATGCCATTTGGGGCCAAAAAGAACTTCGCACTCATCAATAGATGTGTCCAGATCTTTCTCAAACGCTTCCCAAACTCGCTCCTCTGATACCGACGTACCCAAGGGCGAACCAAATTCCGAATCGCTCTCAATAACAAGATGACCAACACCAAAAGTAGCCAGGCCAAGATGGTCATTATAGATTTCATACTTGACACCTTCGTCCTCCTTTAATTGCTCAAACACTTCTTCTCTATTCATTTATACTCCATTTTTTAATGGTAGACTTTTCAATGTCTTCCCATTCTCTTGCTTCTACATCATAAGCAATAAGTTTGTTTGACAAGAGACTAAAATTTACTTTAAATATAGTTTTTAATGTATATGTTTTTGTAATCTCTTTTCCGCTGTTTAAACTTTCATACGTTATATCGACATTGCCTTTTCTCAATGCCTCAACAAGTTTCACAAATCTGCTTCCTTTACAAAGATGCCATCAACCATCTTTCCTTTGCGGTCTTTAATGTCAATCCACGCAGTCTCTAGACAATCCATCATAGAGTATCCATTACGTTCCATAATATTAATAAGCACAACCATAATATCGCCAATGTCGTCTTTCATGTCTCTGCCCTTACACATATTGTCTGACAGTTCCCCACACTCTTGAATCAACTTACAGAACTGATCTTTATCAGTACTACCATCAATCAAATTGCGATCTCTATGCCAGATTCGTATGCGCTCTTGCATAACATCACTGTTTCCTCTTGACTCTCCATTCCAAACATCATTCATAAGTAAGGATTTCCTTGATACATTTCAGGGTGTTTGACAAGCATCATACTGCTTTGCCAGTTAGTATATAACAATCCAGCTAGAATTGCTATAGTTAAAATTGTATTTCTAATACGTTTCATGAGTCTCCCCAGACGTCTCCACCGTTTTGGCAGAGAATCTCTTTGCAGGCTACTGCAATTTCTGAACACTCTTTTTGAGTGCCGTTCCCACCTCGTAGGTCGCAGAAGTGCATCCACGAACGAAGTGTACCAGTCATATATAATCGAGAATGAGTGTTACCCTCGGGCAATACTGCCCTCGCCTGTTCTTTTGCAATACCCATACTTATAGCCCATTTGTAGGCTTCAGTAGAGACATCGATTACTTCTCTCTGTTTAGCGTGCCAAGCAATTTCCAGCCCATCATTATCCGCAGGAATACTATTCTGTCGGTTACGCGGGTCTTGCAGCCTAGCCTCTCTAGTAGAGAAATCTAATGCTTGAGTAGGGTCTGCATAGCGTTGACTAAATTCCTGAAAACTAAAAGAGCGATGCCGCAGAATCTGGCGAGCAATGTCTCTCGTAGTCTCGATTTCAATGCAAGCACTTGCCATTTCGAATGGGCTGAAGTGTGCTTCTTTTTTAAGGTACTTCAAC